AATCACAAACAGCACCAGTCCAGAAATCACTATGTAATTTATGATTTGACCTTGGTCTTTCAAGAATAGATGGATCATCATCTGATGTAACAATTCTAATTGATAGAGGTACTCTACATTTTTTAGCTTTAACATTTGCATCTGCTAAAATCATACCAACAGCATTTTGAATAGAATTGAATTCAGATAAGGTTTCTTTCTTTGGACGAATAACACCATTTGGTGTCACACTTGACATATCTTTAATTTTTGCAGCGTGTTGTAAAAGAAAAATCTCAAAAGAATGTTTTAAATCCGGATAAACACAATTGTTTATATCAGTATCAAGATCATGTTCTACCATATTTGCAATAATATAATTATGGCAAGCAGCTCTTAAATTGTAAAATAAATCTTCTCTTATTTTTTTCTTTTTAATTAAACGATCACCTTGTAAATTAGGTGATATAGAATTTAAAAGTTCTGATCTTGAATCTAAAAGTTTTTCTTCATCTGAAAAATCTAACATAATTATCCTAACACTACAAGTGGTACTTCAGTTTTTTTAAGTTTATTTGCGTGAATAAAAAATGGCACAAATCTCTCCATTAGGAAACCAGGATATCTCCAAGGAAAAAGCTCTGTACAATCATAAGAATTTTTTTCTTTATCAGGATAAACTTCTTTTGTATTATCCCAAACGTGTTCCATAGCTAAAAAATATTCTGTTACTAACTGTCGCATTAAATGTTTTTTTGTTACATAAACTCCTTCAAAATTACAGAATTTACTTTCTGTAAACCATTTCATTGAAGAAGCATAACTTGGATTTGCTTTTAATATACCTTCTTTAAATAAGAACCAATATTCTTTTAATTGAGAAACAAGATATTGTGATTCAGGAGAACCATATTCTGAGAGTAGTAGATAGGGTGTCTGTCGTATTGCTACTTCACGATTAATTACTATGTCAGATTCTTTAAGGTATTTTAAAGCATTATCTTTCATTTGATCACTTGTTAATTTTTCATAATTTTCAGAGTTTGCAGGTGTACTTAGTTTTTGATTATCGTTATCTTTATCCATTAATAAAAATCTTCTGTAACAAGCTGAACCAAGATAGTCAGCATCTTGAGCGCTATTGATTGTATAATAATCTGTAGCTTGAGTGCCCATAGCTTTTAAGAATTTATCTTCAGAAACACTAGAATACCAATGACGAAAGTCATAAATGGTATTTTGGTATCTTCTAGTCTTAGTTGTGACATTTACAAATTCACCCTTATTGCTTGGTGGGTGATGTTCATCTGGTCCTGTGCCAGCCGCAAAACAAGGAACTAACCAATCTTGGTCAAAGTGAAAGGGAAAATCTCTATGAAAATTAGTACCAATAAAAATGTTACTCACTTTTGGTCTCCTTCTTTTTCTTTTTAGAAAAATCGACCTTTGAATTTTCTGCTTCAATTACCATTTTCTTAAAATTAGTTCTTTTTTCGCCATGTAAACTAGATAGTAAAACTTTCATCTGTTTACTCATTTTATAATTTTGAGTTGGTGCCACCGGTTTCATAATATATCTCCAATAAAAGGTGAGGTGTGAACCTCACCATAACTAAGCTGCTTCTTTAGACTCCTGTAAAAGCTCGGGTTTAAGTAAGTTAAGGTCGTTTTTAATTTCAACCTTTCTTGGTTTTTTATGGTCTGGTACAACATTTTCCAAACCAACTCTTAAAATACCATCTTTAAATTCAGCACCTTTTACTTCTAAAGTATCAGCTACAGAAAGGGTTTTAGTAAATGAACGTGTGCCTATACCTTTGTGTAAGTATTCAACACCTTCAACATCTTTTTCAGGTTTATCACCTTTGATAATCAGGGAGTTATCCTCTACTGTAATATCAATCTCATCTTTGTTGTAACCAGCAACAGCTAATTCGACAACATATTTGTTATCATTAACCTTTAATATATTGTGTGGTGGGAAAGATGATGCAGGTCTATTGTTCAAAATTCTTTCAACATCATCAAATACTCTTTCAAAACCCAAAGTTGAGTGTACAAGCGGTCCGAGAGTGAAATCTACCATTTTAATTCTCCTTTAAATAAGCAAGTTAAATAATTGTGACCCTTTCGGCGTCACCATACTATTTAGTCACGAAACATCATCTGGCTTCTTGCCAATATTATACTTCGCAACTAAATTCCATTCATCCTTCTCCTTGAAGGATATAATTTTTATCTGATGTAGTGGGGCAACATTATTACCAATTCTGTCTGGGTTTATAATCTTTAACAAACCCCATTCTTCTAATAGCTTTGCAATTGCATTTCTTCTTTGTATATCATTTTCGGATATATTAGATGGTTTACCATCTAATGCAAATAATTCTTTAAAGTGTACAATATAGTACCTACCTTGTTTATGTAATATGTGACAAGATTGATACAATACTTTTTCTTTTCGTGACGAAACTCCAATTCTTGTAAGCGTTTCACGAACTTTTAAAAAGTCATCTTGTTCTCCGAGTGTAACTTCTATAAAGTTGTTTATATCTGCCATTTTTATTTCTTTCTACCACCTGTATCGGTAAGCTCTTTCAATTCTTGTATTTGTTCTTTGGAGAGTATTTGAGATGCTTCTAAAGCTTTTGAGTCTGATAAATTATAATATCTCTTTATACATTCCAAATTTTCACTTTTTCCTGGTTTTAACCATTTTGAAAAAGGTCTCCTCATGGATCTCACAGTATTTAGTAAAAAGTCATTCTGCATCTTATTATCTAAAAAATGCCTCTGATTCATCTCATTTGCAAAGATAACACAATCTTTATGATAGCTTAATGAACGATTAGTTAAGAAAGGTTTATATTCTTTCTCTGTTATATCATCAACAATAAGTTGTTTCTTACCTTGTAGTATCTGTTTTACAAATTCAAATGGGCTTGTTTTATTCATCTGTTGTATACCAACCTGTAATTATATATTTCTCATGTTCTTTTGTTATTTGACCTGAATGTACATGAGTGAAATAAGCAGGCCATATTACAGTTAAACCCTTAATAGCAGGTGTCGTAAATCTTTGATACTTGAAATTTGTACCACCATCAGGAACATCATTTAAGTATGTCATAAAGACCAATACTCTATTTAAATTTATACCTCTATGGTCATTCTCAAAATGATCTAAGAAATATCCCTCACCAGGTTTATAATATTGTAATATATAATCACAAAATATATTAAACCCTTTAACATTATTTACCATTGGATATTTTTTAATATATTCCATCAAACATTTTTGTAACCATATTCTATAATCACTTATACATGAATCAATGTTTTTAGGGTGTATTGTTAAATCTGTTCTTTTTGTTCTCACTACTTTTTTAGTTAAACGAGCAAAACCATCTAAATCATGTTCATTGTACCTTAAAGTAGATTCATGTTTTTGTGAATTATCTTTAAAGTATTGAACAAGATTATCACAAACATTTTCTGGTATGTACCAGCCACCAATTAACGATTCAGATGGGAAGTAATGACCTTTCATTTGAAATCACACTCTACCATTAGCTCAGTTAAACAAGCAACTGTATTAATCTCTTGATCAGATACAAATGCAGCTTTATATTGGTAATCTGCAAGTATCAGAACTGCCTTAGGTATTGAATGTGACTTTAACTTTTCATATAGAGTGTCATAAAGTTTACGAAACAAAGTATTTGAATCAACATCATTGGTAGCGATCCATTTTCTAATCTCTTTAAAGTTCTTTTCATGGATGAGGCCCACAACTTTTTCTATCGGTACATCACCAATTTGAGCCAAAATACCAATATCAATCTTACCAAAGTTTGAATATCTTTGTAACTCATTAATCACTCTACGAAAATCTGGAAAATGTTTCTTAATAAGTTCTACTATCACCTTATCATCATATTCAATCTTTTCATCACCAAGTATATTGGTAATTCTTTTCATAAATTGTGATGCCATTTTGGCTTTCTCACCGTTGCGTAATGTAAAATCTACAACAGCACACCTTGAATGTAAAGGGTCGATAATACGATTCTTATAATTACAAGTGAATATAAAAGAACAATTACCTGCAAATTCTTCTATTGCATTACGCAAAGCAGGTTGAGTTGAGTTTGGATTAAGATAATCAGCTTCGTCTATAATAATGACCTTACGACCACCAGCTAGACTCATTGATGAAGCATAGTTCTTTATCTTAACACGGAAGGTATCAATGCCTGATTCATCAGAACCATTGATTACGAGTGAATCACAACCAATCTCATCACACATGGCCTTTGCAACTGTTGTCTTACCAACACCTGCACCACCGCTCAGTAATAAGTTTGGTATATTAGATTGATTTACATATTCTTGAAAAGGTTTTTTAAGTCTATCAGGTAATATGCAATCCTTTATGGCCTTTGGCCGATACTTCTCTGTCCATAATAAATGTTCCATCGGAACTCCTCACATAATAAATCATCATATAGATTTTCTAGAACCTGTCCTATTTGCTATTTTTATATAAACATCTTCAATAGAATCATCTACTTCCCAATTACCCTCCTGACCTGCATATAATGTTGTAACTGTTTTCATTTCATTATTTGCATCAGTTGACAATGTAGCAAAAAAAGTATATATTTTATCTACATTAATCCATATTTCATCAGTAACATTACCTTTGAATGAATTTTTAAATTTAACAAAATTAGCCATTATTCTTTCGCCTCATATTTACTACCAGTTTCAGTAGAGATCCAATACTGTAATGGTACGTCTTTATTTTTAAAATGTGAAACACCCTTAGATGATATACTTACTTCATAATTTCCTGGCATAATTTTACTTATGTTTTCTGTTTTGAAAACCATCTTATACTGATTACCATTACCTTTATCAATCTGTAATGAATCTGTATGAGCGCTATCATCTTGACCATTGAAAGCTATTACATCAACTGTAATACCATCAGATTGAATTGCAATGTGTGGAGAACTTAAAACAGAACTCGCTTTCATAATCCAATCAAAATCTCCATTTGTAATTAAGCAGTTTATCTCAGCTTCTGGCATTACAAAGTCTTTCTCTGGTGGTAGTACAATCATTGTTGGTTCACAAAAACGATACTTAATTTTTGATCGACCTTTCATACCAACAATCATAACGTGCTTATCATCAAACTCAAATGATGGATCGTCTTTATGTAAAGAAACAACTGAAAGAAAATTGTTTAAATCATAAACACCAAAATCAGTTGGTACATCTTCACCAATTTTAGCTTCTGCTAATATATTCTTATGAGAAGATACAGTTTTAAGAACTTTACCTTTCTTAAAGAAAATACCTTGATTAATGTTCGCATAATTCTTTAGAACATTGATTGTTTTATCACTTAACTTCATTATTATCACCTCGTTTTATATCATGATTATGTAGTGCTATTATTCCATAGTGTAACACTTTTAGAAGGTCATGTCGGCAATAGCCATCTTTTTTGCCGTATCTTTGTGCGTATTTCATAATGTTACCAATACAGAATCCTTCACCGTGGCCACTATCTATTATAAATTCAGTTGCTTGAAATTTATCTTTTGAATAGTGTTGCCCATATGTTTGATCTCTT